AACTATAGGCAGAATCGTAATCCTCAAGACTTGATTCGTGATTCTAATGTTAAACAGGGTTGGGTTGAGTATCGTAAGATGCAAGACGTTATTGATGGTTTTAAGATTCAGAGTGGTATTACTAGTAACACTAGTCCTTTGCTTTCTCAATACAATGATGCTAAAAAGGCTTTTCTTAATTATCAACGTGAAAACAATAAAGATTGGTATTCAGATTTTGTTTCTACTGATAGTGGAAAATATATTCAGCGTTCAGAAATTTTGAAAAAAGCATTTTCTGATAAAGCGTGGATGAAACAAAACGGTGAAAGGACTGTAGTGAAGGCTGCTATTTTGTATCTTGATGCACGCGATAAGGTTTCTAATATTCTTCTTGCACGTAATTCTTCTGGTGGTTCTAGGGTTTTGAGTGCTAAAAGTAATTCTGATGTTTCAGATATGTGGGATAAGTTTGTTATTGGCTTGAGTGCTGAGTCTCCAGAATTTTCTGATTTCTATAATAGATATTTTACTAATGACCCGGTGGTGGTGTAATGGCAGGTCCAGATAAGACAACTACAAAGCCGGTGGCTCCTACGGAACCTGCTGCGGGTGGTGCGTTGCAGGCTTTTAATAGTGCTGCAGAAGGTGGCGGTGCTCAAGTTTATGTTGGTAAGTCTAGTATTCTTGGTTATGGTTCTAGTATAAGTATAAAGGATTGGAACGACAAGTGGACAAATATGGGTATGGCAGAAAAAGAATCTTTTGTAAAGAAGTTTAATTATTTGGGATATAATGTAAATGTTTATTCTGCTTATCAAGTTTGGGAAAAATTGGGTCAAGAATCTCAATCTTATTCTCAACATGGTGCCAAGGTTACTCCAACTCAAATTCTTGATTTAAACATTAAAGACAAATATGAAAAGACTGCTTCTGCTGGTCCAGCGTTTACTAATCAGGATGCTTATGCTTTGGCGCAGGGTGCTTTTCAACAGTTGTTGAATCGTCCTATGTCTTCTGGTGATGAAACAAATTCTGCTATTAATCTTGTATTGAATCAGGATAAGAGCACTGGTGCAACGGGTAGGCAGCAGGCTGTTGTTGATTTTATTAAGAATAGTAATGAGTATAAAACTAATACAGAAAATTCTTATCTTGATGCCTTCTATCAGGATGCTTTGCAACGGAATAAGGCGGCGCAAGCGTAATGGCTGATAATAATATACCCGCACCCCCTAAGCCGGGTACTGCTGCTTACAGGAATTTGCCACAAGACTCAATGGCTAATGGTTATATTGATACTATTGCTTGGAATCCTGAAGAGAAGCGTTGGGTAAAAACTAGTCTTCTTGCTGCCGGTAATGGTAATTATGTTACTGAGACTACGTGGTATACTGGGCAAGAAAAAGATTTAGCACGACAAAATGCTCCTAAGGGTGAGTCTAAGGTTGCTGATGTTAAAGTTGGCATTGATGCTTATGAAATTAATCCAAACATTGACGCGACGCAGGCTGCCAATTATTTAAATGACCCTAAACTTAAAAAGGATGCTCAGAAGATTCTTTCTCTTCAGGCTCAGGGTTTGATGGATGCTGAGGGAAAAGGTCAAGTAAATCCGTATGCTGGTTATGTTCCAACGGTTTCTAGCCCGCGTGATATGTCGGGTTTGGCTGCGGGTCAAAAGGCTGCTGTTGAAACAAAGGCTACTGCTGCCGCCACCGCTAAGAAAAAAGACTTAGATTCTAAGATTGAGGCTAATCGTAAGGCTGTACGTTCGGGTAAGGCTAAGCCTTTTGCTGATGTTCCCGATACGGCTACACCGACTAGTTCTACTCCAGTTGTTAGTACTCCCCCGGGTGGTGGGGTTCCTGTTCCTGCCCGAGTCAGTACGATTCGTGGATATAACCTATCTCCCGCAGAAGCCGCTGTTGCCCCTGTGGCGAAGGCTGGGGCTTCTGGTACGGGAACCACAACTCCTACTCCTTCTGCCACTGGCGGTGGCACTGGAGCCTCTGGTGGGGGTGTCTCTGCTGTTGCAGCCAAAGAACAGGCTAAGAGAGTTGCTGAATCTAAGGTGTGGGCTTCTTATTTAAGAACTGTCTTTAATACTATACCTGATGAAAAACAAAAAAAAGAGGTCCTTGACCTTATTGCAAAAAGTGTAAAATCTGGCATAAATGAAAAAGCATTTCTTGACCAATTAAAAGTTACTGTTTGGGGACAAACTACTGCTCTTCCTCTTCAAGCATTTATTGTTGAACAAAATGACCCACGCAAAAAAGCAGATTTTTTAGCGCATATTAAAAATACTGAATTATCTATTAAAACAAATTTGGAAGCACTTGGCGTTAATATTAATCAAGTTGACCCAGTAACCAATAAGGTAATGACAGTTAATGATTTTAATGACAAAGTTAAATCTATTTCTATTGAAATGTTAAGAAATGGTTGGGATATTGAAAGTGCTCAATATAAAACTTATCTTTCAAATAATGTTAATTTAATATTTTCTGGTGGTGGAACTTTAGGAACTTCTTTTAATGCTATTCAAGCAAGAGCATGGCAGTATGGTCAAGATATTTCTAAAGAAAAAAACTTTATTAACAGTAGTTTGCTTGACGTTACTGATGGTCGTGACGCTAATTGGTGGTTGGAAGAAATGAAGCGTAGGGCAATGGATGATTCTGCTCTTAAACCTTATGCTGAAGGTTTTGGTTTAGGTAGAACTTTAGATAATCAAACTACAAATGTTCGTAAAATTATTGGTACTTTGTTAGAGGTAGACCCAACTAATGTTTCTTGGGATACAATAAAAAAATATGCTATCAAGTATGATGATAAGGGTAACGCTCTTGCAAGGAATGATTCTGAGGTTACTAAAGAAATTAAGAAAACTCCTGAGTGGGGTTTGACTAAAAATGGTAAAGAAACTTATGTCAATATGGCTGAGAGTATTAAACAAATGTTTGGGATGGTGGGGTAATGCCAAATATATTTGACCCTAGTGAGCAAGTTCCTGGTCCATATCAATTACTTGTTAACAAGTATCCTACAATTTTAGATGCTCGACAAGAAGACCCAAGTGATTATGCAAAATCGCGCGGTAATAGAGATGCTCGTTTACAAAACAATGCTGCATTGTTAAATTATGCAGAACAAGCAGGATACACGGGTTCTACTGCTTTAAAAGATTTTGGCAAAAGTATTCAAGATGATGCTAACGCATCATACGCTTCTATGAATCCTGCACAAAATACTACTGTTTCTAACTATCCCAGTTTTGAACAGGCAGACGAGTACATAAATCCAGTTGTTACACGTGAGGGCGATACTGTTCTTGTTAATAGATACGGTGTATCAAAGGATGGTACTACACCTGTTGCTGGTGATACTGGTACCGGTATGGTTGTTGCTGGTAATACTGGCGGTACTGGCGGTACTGGTGGTACTGGTGGTACTGGTAAGGTTGGTGAGACTGCAGACCAAAAAGCAATTCGCAGTGGTCTTGAAGAGTTTACAGATATTCTTACCAGGGCAGGTCTTGCTGGCACTAAAGATAGTTTTGGTAAAACTTTAATTGATTATTTAAATGAGGGTATTAAAAATGATGAAGGAATATCAACAATAAAAAATACCATACGCGACAGCGAAGCATACAAGTTAAGATTCCCCGGAATGGCTGCTCTTCAAAAAAGAAACATTGCTGTTAATGAGGGAACTTATATTGAAATGGAACGCGGATTTATTGAAACTTTAGTTGCTCACGGATTGGACCCTTCAGTGTTGGCTACTACGGCACAAATGGGCAACTATATTAGTAAGAATGTTAGTCCAAGATTATTTGAAGAACGAGTAACTTTGGCTGCAGACCGTGTTAAAAATAATCCTGATGTAATGAGTGCTCTTTCTTCGTACTATCCTACCATTACAAAAGAAACCGCTATGACTTATTTATTAAATCCTGATGTGGGAATTGATGTGGCTAAGAAGCAAGTACGTACTGCTGAACTTGGTGCTGCTGCCCAGGCTGCAAGTAAACAATTATTTGGTTTAATTAATACTACTCAATTAGAGTCAATGATTTCTGATGTAGAAGGTCAAGGTTACGGTCAATTAAAAGCATCATTTGGTCAAGCCGCATCTTTGGCGGAGACTCAAAGAACAATGGCTGAAATTGAAGGCGACAAAAATTATAGTAATCTTCAAGCAGTTGAAGCCCAAGTTCAAGGCAAACAAACTGCAATAACTGAATCACAAAAACGTGCTCAAAGAGCGCAAGCAAGATTTGGTGGTACTAGTGGACTAGATAGATATTCTCTAGGTTCTTCTACTGCTAACAAATTATAGGTTCCTTACTTGACCCACCAGCCCAAGTAAGCGTATATAGACTGGTAGCGATAGCCAACTTTGATTCCCCAGTCATCGTTGCGGATTGCGAATACAACAACAAAAGGGAGAACGGTAGATGGCTACCAATTACGAGTACGATGATGATGATTTCAATGACGAACCAACTGACGTGGTTAAACAATTACGTAAAGTTAATCGGACGCTAGAAAAGCGTCAGAAGGAACTTGAAGAAGAGTTGGGTAGTTTTAAGAATCAGGCTCGTCAACGTACAGTCAAGGATGTTTTAACATCTAAGGGAATTAATCCTAAGGTGTCAGCATTTATTCCAGAGGACGTTGCTACGTCTGAGGATGCTATTAACGAATGGCTCAATGAGAACGGCGAATTGTTTGGTGTTAACCAAACTAATGCTCCTGAGGGTAAGGCTTTGCCTAGTGTTGATTTATCGGCACAGTCCAGAATTAACAATATTGTTTCTTCTGGTGAGGCACCTTTAGTTCAGGAAGATTCTCTAGCCAAGATACTTAATGCAAAAAATGCTGACGAGTTAAGTGCCATTCTTGGTATTACAACTTTCTAAAACTACCATTCACCAGGAGGTGAACTTGCATGGCTGCTCCATATACTGACACTACGGCGTTCGCTGGTTTGATTCAAACCGCTTATGACCGTTATGTCGAATTTGCGTTGCGCTCTCAACCGATGGTTCGTTCGGTTGCTGATAAGCGTCCCGCCCAACAGGCGATGCCAGGGTCCACCGTTGTGTTCTCACTTTACAACGATTTGACTGCTGCGTCTAGCCCACTTGCTGAAACAACTGACCCAACTGCGGTTACGTTGAGCGATGTTACACCTGTTACTGTTACTCTTACAGAGTACGGTAATGCTGCCCTTGCTACCCGCAAGTTGCAGTTGTTCTCTTTGTCCGATGTTGACCCAGCGATTGCTGACATTCTTGCCTTTAATATGGCAGACTCTATTGATAAGATTGCTGTAGCAAAACTTGTTAGTGGAACGAATGTTCTTTACTCTGGTTCGACTGCAACTAGCACGGTTACCGTAACGGCTGCGGCTGGGTTGTCTGGCGTAAACATTCGTAAGACTGTTTCCAAACTTCGTACCGGTAAGGCTGTTCCACGTGAAGGTTCACTTTATTGGACTGGTATCCATCCTGAAGTTTCACATGACCTTCGTACTGAAAGCGGTTCAATCGGATGGCGTGATATGCACGCATATTCGGGAGAATCAAATTCTAACGTGTGGGCTGGAACTATCGGTACATACGAAGGTGCTTTCTTTGTTGAAACACCACGTATGTATACTGCTAAAGATGGTGCTGACCAAACGGCTCTTGCTACAACCACTGTAACTGTTGCTGGTGTTGCCACTACTGGCTACACCTTTGGTGTTGCCTCTTCGGCTGTTATTGCTACTCGCGCAGAAGTTGGCGACAAAATCTCTGGAACTGGTGTTGGAACCAGTGCAAAGATTACTGCAATCGCTACAAGCGGTTCAACAACAACATTTACTGTTGACGTTGCTAACAGCGCGGCAGTGACCGTATCTACAGTAATCACTGTAACTCCAGTAACTCGCGTTTACCGTACAATCGTTTGTGGTAAGCAAGCAATGGCTGAGGCTGTTGCTGAAGAGCCACATGTTGTTATCGGACCTGTTGTTGATAAGTTAATGCGTTTCCGCCCTATTGGTTGGTACGGAGTCCTCGGATTCTCACTATACCGTGAGGCTGCGCTTTATCGTATTGAATCCGGTTCTTCTATCGGCGCATTTTAAAATGTTGGGGGGTGGGAGTAAAATCCCACCCTTCAATTTTAAGGAAAAAAATGACTCAATATAATTTTGTTCCTCCTACTATAGATGAAACACCAGCGGGTGGTCATAGACTTTTTGAAAGATATAAACTTGCTAGGGGTATAGCAGTGTTGAGAACAAATGGTGTTTATTCTTCTTACCGTGAACCTTCTCAGGTTGAAGTAAGAGAGGCTGAAGAAGTTTATTTGGGTGGACATATTTATGTTATTGAACAAGCAACTGCTACTGCTTTGCAGGATGCTGGTTATAGTGCTTATGTGACGGCAATCTGATGTCTTTACATAGGGAACGTGAACACCCTGAATATGTTGATGGATGTTTTGGTTGTAAAATTTCTGGTTTACAATTAAGCCCAGGTGACGCTCATGGTGATAAGGGTATGTCTAATAAAAAATGGGATGGGGAGTTGAAGGCTTATCGTGATGCTAGGGCGCAAGGGGTTCAGCCTGCTGGCACTACAACAAAAGCGGTAAATAAGGCTATGGAACTTTCTAATAAAGTTGGAAAAGCATTTGACGCTAATACTAATTCTTTTAAATAGAGGAAACTAATGCCGCCTAAAAAGAAGAAAGAAAAGATTGTTTTAGATGTAACTGTTGTTCCTTCTTATGATTTTATTACACCTTTGCAAGCGTTTGCTTTTGAGGCGCATGAATTAAAAAGTGCTTTTCAACAGGCTGGGTTTACTGAAGATGAGGCTTGGGATTTGTTAACAAGGATGATTCCTTGTTGGAATTTTCCGGGGTTTGAAAATATGGTTACCAATTACAATATCTATAAAGAGAATGAGGACGACTAATATGCCGATGGTTGGTGGAATGAAGTTCCCTTACACTGCTAAGGGTAAGGCTGCTGCTAAGAAGGCTGCATATAAGACTGGCGAGAAGATGGAATCTAAGTCTATGAAGGCTAAAGAAGTTAAAATGGGTATGAAGAAAATGGGTAAGAAAAAGTAATGTCTACTCCTGCTTGGCAACGTAAAGAGGGCAAGAATCCGAAGGGCGGTTTAAACGCCCGTGGACGGGCTTCCGCTAAGGCTGAAGGGTCTAACCTTAAACCCCCAGTGAAAAGCGGTGACAACCCCCGTAGAGCCTCATTCTTGGCACGTATGGGTGGTATGCCTGGACCGGAACGTAAGCCTAATGGTGAACCCACTAGGTTACTTCTTTCGTTGCAAGCATGGGGTGCTAGTTCTAAGGCAGATGCTAAAAGTAAAGCAGCAGCAATATCTAAAAGGAATAAGGGTAAGAAATGAAAAAAGAATTTTGGGATAAAAAGAATCCTAATAAGAAGTCAACACCTTTAACTCCAGTACAGAAGACTGCAGCAAAAGCACGGGCAAAAGCAGCGGGACGACCATATCCAAATCTTGTTGATAATGCAGCAGCAAAACGAAAGGGTAAGTAATGGCGACCGGTATTGCTGGGAGTAGTTTAATTACAGAATTAAATCGTTTGGCTGGCATCACTACTTTAACTTCATATCAAGGTTTTCAACTGGCAGCCAACACTTATGCTGGAACAACTGACCTTGGACTTATTGCTGCCCTTAACTATAAGGCATCTCCTTCAAGAACAGTAGATAATTTTAAAGGTTTAAACGCAGTGTGTAATGAATTGGCTGGGGCTGACGGAACTCAGTCTGCCACAGATGCTTTAAGGAGTATCAGTGTATGAGTACATTTGAACAACTTGTTGACCGAGTGGGAACATTACTGCATGGTTATTCTTTAAACACAGAATCAACCACATGGCTAGTTTCTGCAGCCACGACTAGTGATACTACTTTAACTGTATATGATTCTACTCAAGTGGGTCGTGGGTTTATTGAAATTGAAGACGAAATTTTGTATGTTTCTTCTACAAACAATTCAACTAACCAAATCACTATTGCTCCTTGGGGTCGGGCGCAACGTGGTACTTCTGTAGCGGCACATGCTACTAATATTAAAGTAACCGTTTCACCAACTTTTCCACGCGGAGAAATAAAGAAGGCAATTAATTATACTCTTGATGCCATGTATCCAATGATATTTGGTATAGGTAAAACAGAATTAACTTATGTTGCCGCTAAAACAACGTATGATGTTCCTGATGCTGTTGAACAAATACTTAACTTAACTCATTCAGTGATTGGTCCTTCTAACGAATGGTTACCTATTCGTGCTTGGCAACTTGACCGTTCAGCAAACCCTACCACGTTTGGTACTGGTGGTGAACTTGGTAAAAGTTTAAGTGTTTATTCTCCAGTTACACCAGGTAGAAAAATTAACGTAGTTTATGGTAAGCGTCCCACTTTGTTTGATTTAACTTTGGCTTCAACTGTTGACCAAGAATATGCAACAGTGACTGGTATGCCTTCTTATTCTGAAGATGTTGTTTTGTATGGTGCTGCTTTCCGTATGATTTCTTTCCTTGACCCTTCTCGTTTGGGTCCTCTTTCTGCACAGGCTGACCTTTTGGACCAACAACGCGGTTCTCGTTCTGGGGAAAATGCTTCAAGATTTTTGTTTAATATTTATCAAACCCGTTTGGGTGAAGTGGCAGAAAATCAACGCCGCCAATACCCAGTTCGTTCACACTACCAAAGGTAAGGTAAAATGGCATCAGGTGACCCAGGAACACCCAAAAGATATTACTCTGCAACCGCTATAGAAACATCATTGTCTGGAAGCATTGGTTCTTCAACTACTGATGGGGCAACCTCCGGTGTTGTTGTTGCTTCCGTTAGCGGTTTCCCCTCTTCTTATCCATACACTCTTATTCTTGACCCTGATACAAGTTCTGAAGAAGTAGTACAAGTTACTTCGGCAGCGGGTACAACTCTTGTTTTAAAACGTGGACAAGATTCCACTACAGCCCCTGCTCACTCTGCTGGTGCCGTAGTTCGTCATGGTGTTTCTGCACGTGAGTTTAAAGATTTACAAGTACACATTTCTGCACGTGGGTATGATGATGACTCAGCCTATCTTTCTGGTGTAGACACACACGTTCATGGTATTGCTACTGGTCAAGGTGCTGTTGTTGGAACAGACAAAACACAAACCCTTACTAACAAAAAGTTATCTGATTCAACTACCACTATTGTTGACGTTACTGATGCTACTAAAGTAATTAAATTTGATGTTGGTGGAACAACCGCAATTACTGGAACGATTGCTACAAATTTTACTACCGCAAAAACATTAACATTACCTGATGCTACAGATACCCTTGTAGGTAAAGCAACCAACGATACCCTTACTAACAAAACTTTGACTTCTCCTACCATTACTGGTACTGGTGCAATCGCTGGCACATTTACGGGTAACATTACGGGTAACGTAACAGGTAACGTTACAGGCAACGTGACGGGTAACGTAAGCGGTTCATCAGGTTCTACTACAGGCAATGCTGCTACTGCTACAGCCCTTGCAACGGGTAGAACTATATCTCTTACTGGAGATGTAACTGGAACTACGGGTTCATTTGATGGTACTGGTAACGCTACTATGGTAGCAACTATTGGTACTGGTGTCATTGTTGATGCCGACATTAATGCTTCTGCTGCTGTAGCGTACAGTAAACTTGCTTTGACTGGTGCTATTGTTTCTACAGATATTGCTAACGATACTATTGTTAATGCTGACATTAATACTGCCGCAGCCATTGACTGGACTAAACTTGGTATATCTTCAACAGTATCTTCTACCGAAATTGGGTATGTTGATGGTGTTACTTCAGCCATTCAAACACAGATAGATGCTAAGTTGGCTACCACTACGGCAGCGAGTACGTATGCACCGATTGCTTCTCCTACGTTGACTGGTGTTCCACTTGCGCCTACGGCTGCAGCGAATACTAATACTACTCAGATTGCTACGACTGCTTATGTGCAAACGGAACTTACTGATTTAATTAATGGTGCTCCTGGTGCTCTTGATACTTTGAATGAGTTGGCTACTGCTCTTGGTAATGATGCTAACTATTCTACTACTATTACCACTGCGCTTTCTGGTAAGTTGTCTAAGACTGGTGGCACTATGGTAGGCGAACTAGATATGGGTAACTATAAGGCAACTAATCTTGCTACACCTACAGTATCTACTGATGCTGCCAGTAAAGGTTATGTTGATGGTGTCACTATTGCACCTAGCAATCTTACTGGTCCTATTACTTCTGTGGGTTCTGCTACTACTATTGCTTCTCAAACGGGTACTGGTACTAAGTTCGTAGTGGATACTAGTCCTACTATTGTGACTCCTACTTTGTCTGGTGCTACGGTTGCGGGTACTATTAATGGTACTACTATTCCGTCTACTAAGACTCTTGTGGTGACTACTGATAAGTTGTCTGCTCTTGCTGCTACTACGTCGGCTGAACTTGCTGGTGTCATTAGTGATGAGACTGGTAGTGGTGCGTTAGTGTTTGCTACGTTGCCTACTTTTGGTACTACTGGTGTCAAGTTTTCTGGTTCTACTTCAGGTACTACTACGGTTCTTTCTGGTGCTACTGCTGGTACTTCTGTACTTACACTCCCCGTTGCTACCGATACCCTCGTAGGTAAAGCAACCACAGATACTCTCACTAATAAGACTTTGACTAGTCCTACATTAACGGCTCCCGTGCTTGGTACGCCCGCTTCGGGAACTCTTACTAACGCTACTGGATTGCCTATTAGTGGTTTGACTGCATCAACTTCTACTGCTCTTGGTGTGGGCAGTATCGAGTTGGGTCACGCTACTGATACTACTCTTGCTAGGGTTTCTGCTGGTGTGGTATCTATTGAGGGTGTCAATGTTGTTACCACTTCTTCAACAGATACTCTGACTAACAAGACTCTTACTACTCCAGTCATCACTAACCCTAAGATTACTTTAACATACTCTGCTAAGACTGCTGCGTATACGGCTGTGTCTGGTGATGAGGGTGGCATATTCTCAATGAACAACGCCTCAACTATACAGTTCAATATTCCTACTGATGCTACTTTTAACTTTGCGATTGGTACACAGTTCAACGTGTTTTGGTTGACGGGTGCAGGGCAACCTACTATTGGTGCTACTACGCCTGCTACTACGACAGTGATTAGTACGGGTGCTACGAGTGCTACACCTAAGTTGCGTGTTGCTAACTCGATGGCTACTTGTTTGAAGACTGCTGCTAATAGTTGGATAGTGATGGGGGATATTTCCTGATGCCTATTCTTGGTGTTGTTGCTTCTGGTATTTCGGGGAGTGTGGCTTCCTCATACGAGTCTATTGCCACGACCACAGTCGGGTCAGGTGGTAGTAGTGGCATTACTTTTAGTTCAATTCCACAAACCTTTAGCCATTTACAAATTAGGGGTATTGGACGAGGAACTACCAACAATCCAGGGCTGGGAATTGTGGTCAGATTTAACGGCGATACGGCGGCAAACTATTCTTACCATTGGCTTACTGGTAACGGTGCTTCTGTTAGTGCCTCTGCTAGCACTAGTGCTACATTTATGGATTTGTTTGAGAATCCTTCTTCAACAAGTACCGCTAATGCTTTCTCTGGTGGTATCTGCGACGTGTTGGATTATTCTGTGACAACAAAATATAAGACAGCGAGAAGTTTGAATGGTTTTGACAAAAACGGTAGCGGTGAGATTTTTCTATGGTCTGGATCTTGTAGAAATACTGCCGCCATTACTCAAATAGATTTAATTCCCTACGCCGCTTTAATTGCCCAGTATTCGTCTTTTGCGTTGTATGGGGTGAAAGCATAATGGCCGCCGGTGCAACCTACACACCCATAGCAAGTTATACGGTCAGCGGAACAAGCACAACTTCATACAATTTCAACACCATCAG